TCTGCAATTTATTGCAACACGCATTCTGGAAACAGACCTGCGCGTAGGAACTGCTGATAATGATACTAACGCACTGAGAACCAATGGCGCGATTCCTGAAGGATATGGTATTAACCACTATCTGACAGAGCCGGGAGCTTGGTTCTTGACGACTGATGTTCCAAACGCTTTGAAGCATTTTACTCGTACTGCAATGTCAACATCTATGGATGGGGATTTTGATACGGGCAATGCTCGGTACAAGGCAAGAGAACGATACTCCTTTGGTGTATCTGATCCCCTTGGTATCTTTGGAAGCGCAGGGGCGTAAGCTCACTGAGGTTCAACTAAGCCGCCTTCGGGCGGTTTTTTTATGGGTTGCATCTTTAACCAATTACGGTAAACTCAAGGTTCAATCTGGAAAAAATAGCTTTGAAGACCGACCAGACGGACGTTACGAAGACTTCAAAGCAAAATCCTTTCGTAAAAGGTAGCATATCATGGCATCCACTACATTTTCAGGCCCAGTAAAATCTAAAAACGGTTTCGTTTCTATTGGCACGGGTATGGTTATTGCCACTGCCGTGCCGATTACTTTAACAGTAGCGGAACACGCTGGTCGCATTGTGCAAATAATAGACGCAGACGGAGTAATAACGCTGCCCACTCTCAGTCGGTTAGATGATGACTCAAATAATATGGGTGCGGTGTTCCGTTGCTATGTGTCCCTGCTTCCCGCCACCAATTTGACATTTGTAGCAGCAGCCGCTAATCCGATACTGGGCCAACTTAGAGTGGGGGTTAGTGCTGCAACCACAGGTAAAACATTTTTTCCCGCAGCAACTGACCATGTTATCACTTTAAATGGAAGCACCAAAGGCGGTCTCGTTGGGAGTCACCTTGAATTCACAGCGGTGATGGGTTATGGCGTTAGTAAGTGGATAGTCACGGGCGATTTAAACGGGTCAGGCAGCACATTAACCCCGTTCAGTACCACTTAATAGATACCACATAATAAGGAGTACCACATGTCTTCAAATTATGTAGGTTCTGGAACGTCCAATACGAACGGCTCCACCGTTTCGGTGGCATGTCGAGGGTGGTCAACCTTGTCTTGTCATAAAGACTCAGGGACAGGGACTTGGACATGGGAATTTCAAGGTGTTGACGGAGTATGGAGAACAATTCTGGGAACAGCCACAAGTATAACCCCATTGAGTTTCACTGCTAGTAACATGGTAAACGTGTTTTTTGGCACAGATGTGAGCGTCAGAGGAACCCTGTCGGGGTCAGGTTCAACACCAGTGTTTGATTGGCAGATAATGGGTAACCCAGCCAACCGGGGAAGTTAACGTGCAACTCGCTATGGCGATCAGTGTTGGCCTAGCAGGGTCAGTGGGACACGGTGCAAATGCCTCGGTTTCCCTAGGCGCTAATGGTGGCAATTCTCCAGCCGACCCTGTTGTTTTCTCTACTTTCTATTTTGATAATGTAGCTGGTAATGACAGTAACAACGGAAGTCAAGGGTCACCGTGGGCAACTATGGCCAAGGCCATTGCAAACTTCGCCCCTGCTAGGATATTTGTCGGGATTAACAACGGGGCGACTAACCCGTATCGGGAACTCCACTATGTTAATGATAAGAACGGCAGCCCATTGAGTCCGATCACGCTTAAAGGCAACTCCAATTTGTACCTCGCTGGAAGCGAGATTCAAGCTAACTGGACTGACGTATCGGGTGTATGGGAGGCTACTGCTGGCGGTGCGTGGACTGGTTTGTGGGCATGTTCCAACACTGAGTGGACTGACGGTGTCGGTGGAGATTCCGCGAAATCTGGAATATTAGCGCCCAGCTACAGGACGCCGAAGGACACAAGCGACCCAACAACGCTAGCCGCTGGTGAATGGGTGTATATAAACCCAAAAGTCCACTACAAGCCCAAAGCAGGGGAGACTCCATCCAATACACATGTGGAAGCTAGCATTTCCCAAGTCCCCATCGGTATAAAAAGGTCGAGTTACCTAATTTTTGAGGATATGACAGTGGCACTGAGCGCAAGTACCGCGTTCGGGGCAGAGGACAACTGGAGCTACCTCACAATAAAAGACTCACATATGCAACATGTAAGGCTTGGTGTGACATGCAAGGAAGGCTCCCACATAGTGCTAGACAACCTTGATATATTCGATACCCGTAACGGGGGAATCTTTGTTGGCGGCTCTGAAGAAGTTCCTGTGAACAACACCTTAATTCAAAACTGCGAGATAGGTAGAGTTGCCGCTAATGACGGGATAGCTTGGCACCACAGCGGTTACCCTTGGTACAACATAGGTTCATATCATAGGGCTTACAACAATCTGGTATACGACTGCGAGGAGCAAGGTTTTGATATTACAGCAGGTGACGACATTCTTCTACGAGGTAACACTACCCGAAACAACAGGCTAAACACTATAACGTTTGGACACTACCCCGAAAATGTCAGCGTTTACGATCACATAAGTGTTGATGACGGTGTTGATGGCGCAGGACTTCAAATTGGCGACTGCACTACAGTGCTAATTGACAATCTCACGCAGACTAACGCGGGTAGGTTCGACGTGAATGTAAGTGGAGACGCAACTGATGTGATTATTCAGAATTCAACATTTACACAAGGAGCGCAAACAAGCAGGGGATACCGTATAGCTATTACTAAGGAAATCCCTTACGACCCAACACCAACCGCTGGAAGCAACGGGCTTCCTCCTCGCGGATATGTCCAGAATATTGCTTTTAATAACAACACATTTACCGGGGGCGAAACAGATGAACTCAATTGCAAATTTCGTTATGTTCCCGATGTCACTACCGTTAGCTTTGACGGGAATACTTGGAAAACAACAGGAGTAGTAAGCCTTCCCTACAACATAACAATTGGGCCGGGGGATAGCACTAATTACACGGTGGCTCAAATGGCATCGAATTTTGGCGTTGTTATCACCGACGATACACAAACAACGATATAAGAACATTATTAAACTAAAGGTAACTTGTTATGAATAAAATGAAATATCAAGCGGGAGGAGCAGTGGATTCAACAGATGACATTTCTGCCGAGGAACTAAAAGAAATAATGCAACAGCAGAAAGACGCTGAGATGGATGCCAACATGCAAAAAGGCATGGAAAACTATAATAAACGCAGGGTTGGGGGACAGGCTGCAAAAGACGAAGCGGCAGCAAAGAAAGCGGCAGCAAAGAAAGCGGCAGCAAAGCTCAAGCCAGTTGATCCAGAAGGTATGAACATGGGTGGCATGGTTGGCTACAAAAAAGGCGGCAAGGTAAGTGATTGCCATAGTTGCGCCAAAACGGAAAAGAAAAAAGCAGGTGGCATGGTTGGCTACAAAAAAGGCGGCATGGTGCGTGGTTGTGGTATAGCCACACAAGGTGTAAGAAAGGCTAAAGGTTCTTACTAATGGCTACGTCTGGAACCACATCGTTTAACCTAGACTTCACTGAAATAGCAGAGGAATCGTGGGAACGTGCGGGTCGAGCAATGCGATCAGGGTATGACCTGAGTACAGCTCGCAGGTCTATGAATCTGATGCTGATCGAGTGGCAGAACAAAGGTCTCAACATGTGGACGATTGACGAAGGGCAAGTTACCTTGGTTAAAAGTCAAGTGACCTACCCTTTACCAGCCGACACCATTGACTTGTTAGAGCATGTCCTTAGAACAGGCACAGGATCGTCGCAAACCGATCTGTCAATGAGTAGAATTAGCGTAAGCACTTATGCAACCATACCCAATAAACTCACAGAAGGGAGACCTTTGCAGATTTTAATTAATCGCTTAGAAACTCCTAGCGTGACAGTGTGGCCTGTTCCAAACAATGGAACCTACACATTACGGTACTGGCGTATGCGTAGAATACAGGACGCGGGTGCGGGTATAGAAACTTCCGATATGACATTTCGTTTTTATCCAGCCCTTGTTGCTGGTTTGGCTTATCATATTGCTATGAAAGTACCTGAGTTAGCTACTCGTATTGATATGCTAAAAGCCGTATACGATGAACAATACAATATGGCCGCTTCTGAAGATAGAGAAAAAGCAACGTGGTCAATAGTTCCAAGAGTGAGTAGGCTTAGGTGAGTTCTTCCTTTGCCTCTGGTAAAATAGCAAACGGAATTTGTGACCGTTGTGGTTTTCAATATAAGCTAAACACGCTTAAACGTATTGTTAAGAATAGATCAACGGTAAACATTTTGGTTTGCTCCCAATGCTGGGAACCCGATCACCCGCAGAACCATTTAGGCGAATTGCCTGTGTACGACCCACAAGCGTTACGTAATCCTCGCCCCGATACTTCTGGTTTTGGAGAAAGCCGAGCGCAGATAATTATGTTTAAAGCTTTTACCATGACTATAATAACTCAAGGTGCTCCTTGGATTGAGTAAAAATGAACTACACTGAATTAACAACAAATATACAAGATGTAACTGAGCAGACCTTTACAGCAGCTCAGTTAGCAATGTTTACTCAACAAGCCGAGCAAAAAATTTATAACACGGTTCAGTTTCCATCGTTGCGTAAAACTGCTTCTGTAAACACCGCAGATGGAAACGCTCTTGTAACCATACCCACAGACCTGCTTTGGAATTATTCAGCGGGAGTTGTTATAGCAAATGTGACTACTTTTCTTTTAACAAAAGACGTTAACTTTATCCGAGAGGCTTACCCCAACTCAACTGTAAAAGGTGTTCCAAAACATTATGCTTTTTATAGCGAGACGCAATTCATACTTGGGCCAACTCCCAACGCAATAATCCCAATTGAATTACATTACGGATATTACCCCACTTCAATTGTCACGGCGGGAACAACTTGGCTAGGCACTAACTTTGATATTGCGTTGTTGAACGGGGCTTTGATTGAAGCTATTCGTTTTATTAAAGGAGAGGCTGATATGGTTGCCTTGTATGAGAAACATTATCTACACGCCATCACTTTACTTAAAAACTTAGTAGATGGTAAACAGCGCCAAGACAGTTATCGTTTTGGCCAAGTGCATGATGTGGTGAGCTAATGGCAATAGTGAGTGCAGTGACAACATCGTTTAAAGTCGCCCTACTCAGCGGGGAGATGGACTTTAGTTCCGATACCACTCAAGTTTTTAAGTTGGCGTTATACACTAGCTCGGCTACTCTGGGCGCATCTACTACGGCGTACAGTACATCTAATGAAGTTGCAGCGGGTGGAGAATATTCGACAGGTGGAAAAACAATAACAATTTCAACAGCCGCAACTTCTAGCGGAACCCGAGCATTTCTTGAAATGGCAAATGTAACTTGGGCCAGTTCGACAATAACGGCAAGAGGCGGTCTTATTTACTCAACGATTTCAGGCACTCCGTCCGTTTGTGTTCTTGACTTCGGTAGCGATGTGGTCACTTCAGGGGGCAATTTTGTTGTTTCGCTCCAATCCGCCATTGGGGATATACTGAGCTTGACTTAAAGGTAACTTGTCATGGGAACTAATTATCCAATTAACAAAATAGTAATTCATACTTCAGCCAGCCCTTTACGGGGAGATGATGCTGAAGATGTTCACCGTTGGCATTTGCAAAACGGGTGGGATGGTATTGGATACCATTGGGTAATTAGCGAAAATAAATGTGAAGCGGGGAGACCTGAATATTGGATAGGCTCTCATGTCAAAGGACACAATACAAACAGCATAGGTATCATGTTATTTGGAACAGGCCCAAGTGAATATACTGAAACACAGATGAGCATACTGGCCAATAAGTGTAGAGAAATTTTAGCGCGTCAT